ATGCCAAATAGGTACCCAGGAGGCTATTTTCACTGGGAGCTTTCGCACCCAGCCCTTTATCGGATGTCGCGTAAGCGCGGCCAGCAGACGCCACTCGGCGTCCTGACCGAACGGCACCAGATGCTCTGGCAAGTACGTATACGCACAACGTGCTTCTACGCGCTGCAGAGCCCTGTTATAGCGCATCGGGACCCTGCGGGAGCGATTCTTGCGAACCGCCTCCGCAAAGCTCGATACGATTTCACAGTGCTGATACTCGGGATCGGTAGTACAAACAATTTGCACTCCGAGCCGATCGGCGCCCTCATGAGCTAAGCTCATTAAAGCGTCGCGAGTATCATATAGGTGCTTGCTGCACAACTTATTACAATGTGCAACAATCGATGTTACATCCGCTAATGACGACACTCCACCGGTTTTAAGCCGGACAGGAGTGATCTCGACGCCTCTATAGGCGTCGCAACCACATGACTCCCGGTATCCACCTGGGCCGTAAAAACACTTGCTCTCGTTCGGCAACAAGCCAAAGCGAGGAAGCAAGCGTATCACGGCTGCAGCGAATACTGTTGGGAGTATAATGTCGTCTCCGAACACGAAACACTCGCGCACGGACGTTGGATCAATCCAACCCCGTTTAAAAACGCCAGCTTTCGTATTCTCAACTACATACATTACCGCGACACTCAGTGCCCAGAGAGTCAGGGCCATCACCGGGAAGCACGTAGCACTACCCATGGGGGCGTGCATATGTAGCTTCCTAGTTAGGCCCTGAGACCGAACATAGCGTGCGCGAACCACGTTCAGATCGTGGAGCAACGTCGTCCCTGAAAACAGGAAGCAGACGAGGCTCCACGACAGACGATCAGAAGCGTCAGACAAGTCCAAAGTCCCGTACATCATCGGATTTTCCGACGCGTACAGGGCCAAAGACGAGTTGATACTCTGGTCGTCGAACTGAATCGTACTGACTACCTTGCCAGTCGGGAGATGACACTTATGCCATTTCCTTTGGCTGGTGAGGAGCCGGCTCAACTCTGACCTAACAGCTTGCTGTGCGAACATCTGGGAAACCAGATGGGGCGCAACAAGCCGAGGGCCGCGTGCGTCCTTAGGGACGCACGACAGGCGACAATGTGCGACGGTCTCTAAAGGCCGGCGCACAGGGAACCTAGGGTTGGGGGTAAACAAGTACTCTAGCCTACGCAGAGGGAGAGGAACGTCTCTTTGGAGCTGCTCATACTTCTGATGAAGTTGAGTCGCGCCGTAGAAGGACGTCCCCGGTCCGTGCATAGGAAGCCCAGGGCCGGAATAGGCCCGGACTCTCCGCTGTATTAGCTGCTTGGCTACGAGAAGAATCTCGTAATCAAACGACCGATACTGAGGATCGCGCCGAGCGCTCGCAACCATACGGGAGACTTTTGTCCCCGTGGTGCGGCAGTCGGCGTTTCGCTCATGGAACTTTGTGTATGTTTCATTCTGTAGTTGATTAGGCGACGCAACCTTCACCTTATAAGAGTACTGCAACACAGTCATTATAGACTGTAATGCGGGTATACTCTTCACACCAACGTCAGTCCTGTCTAAGAACTGCGCCAGCATTTTGGCCTTTGCGGGCATTTCTGCCGCTGTGGGCCAATCAGTGTTAGTTACGCCGAGGTAGTTGCTAACCTCCTTCATTAGTACCTGATGGATATCACTAGTGGTATTCATGACGCATAGCGTTGGACCAGTGAAGCGATAGCAACCAGCGACCTAGCCGAAGCTAGGACCCCATCACTACGAAGGGACCACAATCGGCCAGATTAAATCTGGTACGATGTGATCTCGCCGTAGAAGCTCGCCTGATTGATCCAGGACTTCACCTCGCCGAAGCACGTCCCAAGGGACGCCTCAACGGCAGAAGGATCGATTTCCTGAGGGATCGCACAGACGAGCATCACTTCCACAGGGAAGTTGATGCCGGCGGACGTAGTACCGCGGGTCGAGACCTTCCGCAGAACGCGGCGGATCTTGAGACCGTTGGATTTAACGTCCGTGTAGGCGGCAGTCGCCTCGAGAAGCGCATCGTCGACAACGGTGGACCGAACGGTCCCCGTGTCGCCGACGTTGCGGGTTTTCGAGTAGACGTGGGTGTTGATCGTGATGGCTTCGTTCATACAAACAGCAGGTTAACGACCTGCTAACGTGGGCGAAATCGTCGCGCGGCGTTTGCCTTAACATAGGCGATGGATTACCGCGTGATACGTCGGAAGACGTACCCCGGGTATGACTGACTTAGCCAGTCGACGAGCGGCACTAAAGCCCTCGGCGGCATGGTTTGCGGTCGCGCTTGGGTAGCACGCAACAGCGCCCTGAGTGACGGCTCCATCCTACGAGTTACGAAGCGCTGGGTAACCAGCGCTGCGATCGACGGGATGGTGCGGACACCAGGGAGTTGGAGGGACGGCTGATAACGCGACGGAAGCGAATTCTTTGACCGGATGTAATACCGGACTCGGAAGTCGTTTAACCGAACGTTAGGAACACCTGGTTGTACTTTAATCGTTGTAAACGTATTATCGTACGACAGGGCCCAGGCCTCCTCCAAGACATTAACATCGTATAGTTGGTTTCCCTGTATACGACGGATAATATCACCCAGACCGATGAACCAATCCACTATGAAAGAGTATGGCAATATTTGCCATACCGTCGCAAGTGTAATGATAGCATCGGCCGCAGCAAGGCGACTCACTAAGTCGTGAAGTTCGCCCCACCGCGGAGTTAGTGTGCAGCGCGCCATGTAGGATACGTACGCGTTGGGGTTTCCCCCCTCACGATCGATCCTGCACTGCGTCTGCGGCCACTCAGTTACCCACGCCCCTGTGTTCCTCGTTGTATCAAGACGAGTGTCCAGGGGCTCACGATAACTGAATACGCGAGGCATGCTACAAAAACGTAGCAAGCGCCGCGCATATTGACTGGTCTGACGAATCTCACGACGGATCGCGGACAAGCTAGAGATCACCGGCCTCCAACCAAAGTTGACCGCCAAGTAGGCGGAACTCGAGTTGTGCAGGAGACCTCTAGACATATCCACGACCCGGAACAGGTGAGGGGTCTCAGGAGCTTCGCCGATTGATTCGGCGACGCCACCGGGGCCCGTCCCTATCCGAGTGAGGCGCGTACGCATTCGGTTGATAGCCGACTGGCGGTCTAGGTTACTAATAACCTTCAGCCACCATGGGTTACCATCCTGATAAACGGGCCGATCAGGCCCGTTATAGCGTGTATTGTCCCGTGTCCAAGGCCGCTGCATGTCATGGTATTCAAACGCCATACCATGCGGCGGATCGATGACTGTCTCGTTGAGCGCAATGCCCGAGTCCGCAATACCGTTGAAGTTGGCGCAATAATGCTCCATTTCAGCGAATATTTTTGAACGCGGGCGGTTGGTCTCATCGGCAATCCATTCATACACACTCCACGTGGTCGGATCCGGATCGTTAAAATGTACGATCGCACCATTCCACATGACGCCCCAAGGTTGAGGCAGTCCTGTAGCGGTGTAAGGATCCCCGCGTGAACGCAGGCGCATATTCATAGACGGAAC